TTAAAGATTTTCTTCCAGCACTTCCAGTTAATGTTTGATATACTGAAGTTCCTCCACTACCATCTTCAGCAGGAAGTGTTGAATATACATCTAAGAATACAGTAGTTAATACTGATGGTGCAGCACCTCCAGCTAACCATGTAGCTATTAAACCTTCTGTATAATTTGATAAATTTGCCATTATGTTTATATTTTAGTTATTGCAGCTATTATATTTACTGTTGTTAATGTAGCTGCTTTAAGTTTAACAATATTATTATTAGGATTCTTAGTTATAACACTTGTAAATTGTCCACAAGTTAATGTTACTCCTGATTCATCTCCTTCATTACAAGACTCCATTGGTTCTATACATGCAATAGGCATTTTAGATAATGCTAATGCTAATAGATTATCTGTATCAATAATACAATCAATTCCATATCGATATGTATCTGCTATGTTTTTAACAAAACTCGCAATCTCCATAATCCATTGAGTTATATAAAACTTTTAAGTCATCACAATCTACACATTTATCAGCAGCAGTAACTAATACAAAATATGTAGTAGCTAACTGTTGGTTGTATTCTGATGCAAGTTGTTTAGCAACCTTGCAACCTGTTTCTTCATTCTTGAATAGACATCCCTTATCTATTGTTATAACAGAAGTTGCTGTAACTGTTTGTTTTAATACTACAGAGTGAACACCTTCTGTTAGAGTAATATTATAGTCATAATAACTATTATTAACAACATTAGCATTAACTACAGTTACAGGAGTACTATCATTAACAGTAATATTATAAATCTTACCATTAGTAGTTGTAAATAATGTAGATGTAATTCTTATTGCTGTATTGTTACTTATTAGTTCTAATTTCATCTTCTTAGTATTAATCTTGTTAATCTTTCACCTACGTAACTCCATAGTCTTACTCCAGTTACAGTTTCTATATTCTCAAAGATACTCTTTATTTCAGTTAAAGATATAACTCCAGCAACCATATACGTTAACGGTATAGGCAACGAAAAAGTTCTAACAAACAATTCACTTATTAATATACCTACCATATATAGTATAAACTTTCTCACAGTATTACGATACTTATGTGATTGTATAGCTTCACCTCTATGTTTAGCTGCTAATCTTCCAGTATATAAATCTACTAATACTATAATTAGTGTGAATGATAGGAACATAGCTACTGACATTATAAAGCTACTTATCCAACTCAATAGTGTAAATCCTACTCCTACCCAGTAATCTTCTGTTACAAATTTCTCTACGTTATAACGTACAATCTCTTTTGATGTTTGTGCTTTCATTGCTTATGATATTTTATTTCCTTCGTATCTTCTCGAGAATTTACGATGAATCATTGTAGCCATCTTTAGGAATCTGGTTGGTCCATATACCATATTAAGTTGGTCTTTAATGTTCATCGTCATCATAGTCAGCTTCCGCTTTACGTCATTGTGTAGATTACTACGTTCCATTTTTATTGCTTGGTATAATTGATAACCATTAGCTTCACCCATTAGTCCTCTTTCATACCAATGTTTTTCTTCTACATATTTAGCTAAGTAATGCCATATAACTTCAGGTTCTGAAGGAATAAGATATTCACCACTAGCATCTTTTAATGGAGTATAATAGTGTACTAGAATAGTACCTGTATCAAAATTAAATGTTCCTATGTTTCCAGTTATTTGTACTGAAGCATCACACTCTCTACATAGATAATCTATTGTTTGATTAGTAAGTATATTAACTTTCTGATTAGATATATATTCAGTATTAGAATAAGTAGTTTGTATTCCTAATGGATTATCATACATTAATCCTGTACTTGATGTTGCAGTATCATTTGGAGCAACTAAAGTAGATTGGAAAGAAACGATAGTAACTGTTGCATTAGGATTACCATCAAATAAAATACTATAAGTATCACCATTAATGATAAGATTATTATTAGGACTATCGATAGTATAATTCGTTGTACTATCAGATACCAATTGTCCATTAAAATATACAAAAGTCGTACTACCAGCTTGTAAAATTCCTTGTTTAGTCCAATGAAGTGTTGCGTTAGTAATGTTTGTATATTCTTGAACATAAGGCATTAGTGTTGTGTCCTTTGTAAACTCTAGTAAGTTATTTCCTGTAAAGTATGTACTTCTTGAATAGTCGTACATTGTTTTATTTAAATCATTAGCTACTTCTATTCCTATTATTTTATCTTTAGTTGTAGGTAGTTGTGCTTTATAGTTTTTTATTTCTACTATATCAAAGTCTTTAACTTTCTGTAGTGTAGGATAGTTTAATAGATTCCATGCTTGTAATGCCCACGATAGTAATTGGTCATCATCAGATTCTGCATATCTAACAACACTACTCATATAATTAAAAACTGATGATAATGGTTTCATAACTTTTAGTTTTAAAATGTGGGAGAAGTTTCACCCACTTCTCCCAATGGTTTAGCCTAAGGTAGCGATTCTTCTGCAACAAACCTATTCTTTATTGTTTTATCAATGTTATATTTCTATTTAATGTAGTATAAGCATTTTCAGTTACTTTAAATAAATCATATTGTTTATCACCAATAACAACAAACAATTGATTCTCTAATGTAGCTAATATTACATTATCTTTTACTGTATATTCTTTATCTTTATTAGGAGTAAATAGTAATGAATTAGTATCCATTGTAACAACTCCTGGAGTTATCTTTTCATCTATAACTATAACCCAATTTCCTACAAGTTTGTTTCCATACTTAGTATTTGATTCATTCCATATTGTTTTACCAGTAACTTTCTCAAACATTTGTGCATACAAAGCCATAGCATTATCTGAAGTATTCTTTAGTATAATAGGAATAGCTGCTTGTGATAACTTGTTTGATTCTTGTTCAATCTGTGTCATGAATGTATTTGCAGTAACAGTACTATCTCCAATAACATCTTTAGTTACATTAGATGATTCATCAGAGTAATTAGTAATTCTTGTAACAAAGTAAGTTCCATTATTAGAGTTCTTTGTTACATAAATAGTGTCTTTCACAATTTGCTTTTGTGCATTAGTAATAATTGATAGCAATAAGAATGCTGCTATAATTAAACCTCTTAATAGTATTAACATAATTTTAGTTTTTTTTAGTTACAAATATAATACAATTCTTTTAATAATAACTTATTCTTTCTTAATAAGTTTTACACTACTATCTACTGAAAAATATCTATTGTCAGATATTTTGTATAGTTCATATTTAACATCATTAAATGTGAAACTAATATAATTATTAACTGTAGCTAATAATAGATTTTGTGTAATAATATAAGACTTATCTTTATTAGGATTAAATACTAATCTATCATTAGTATTCAACTTAATCTCACCATTAGTAACATCACCATCAATAACTAATACCCAGTCACCTAATAGTTGTGATGAATCTCTTTTAGCACTAGAAACGTAAATAGGTTTATTAGTTAACTGCTGATGTAAGTTATTGTAGTAGTTAAGTCTTTTTCTAGTCTTTTCAGTATTAACTAATTGTCTAACTAAATACGTTGCATCATTAACTTGAAAGTCAGCATAGTTTAATAGTGCTGGTACAGCAATTGCTGAATCTCCTAATAATTGTTTATTAGAAGTTTGAGTTAAATTGTCATACGTTACTGTAGTTGTAATATAATATATATTACCAATCTTCTCAAGATATACTGTATCTGATAAAACTGTTTGTGCAGATAATGTGGTTGTTAATAATAACAACATTAATAGGTTCTTCATATTTATTCTATTTTAATTAGTTTAACTTCTCCATCTACTGTTGAATATTTACCATCAGCAAACTTATATAAATCATATTTCTTACTATCAAAAGTAAATGAAATTTGATTAGTAAATGTAGATAATAGTAAGTTGGTTGAAATGCTGTAAACCTTGCCATTGTCTGGATTAAATATTAAACGCTTGTTTACATTTAACTCAATCTTACCATCAATAATTTCACCGTTAAAGTTTAACTTCCAGTCACCTAAAAACTTTGCCGTGTCTCTTTGAGCCGTTGTAAAATACACAGGCTTACCGCTTATTTGTACGTGCAAATCATTGTAGTAATTAATTCTTTGCACCGCTTTGCCCTTTGTTATAATAGGCTTTGCATGAATAGCAATCGTATTGCTTTGCCTTTCCGCATCGGTAACAAGGCTTTGAATGGCAGTTGCAGAATCGCCCAATATTTGCTTTGAGC